TACTTTTAAATCAGGTACATTACCTAACATATCATTTCTAGGTTTACAGTTAATAACTGGCGAACCAAATCTCATAAAACCTACAAACTTGCCTGTGTTCATTTCTTTTACTGCAAGTTTCAAAGTCTTACCAGGAATACTTGTCATATTACTATGACTTGATATCATATTAATACAGGTGTCCCACGTATGGTTATCTAGTTCTACAACTTTTAAATCCATATCTTGTGGCGAGATAGTGAAGTCGTCAAACATATCACTATCAAATCCCATACCAGGCAAACTAGCCGGCAGGTCTTGTATTTGTGCCATCTTCTGGTCACGCATGTACTGGTCTATTCTTTCAAACTGACCGAAATAGTCATTGAATATACTAGCACAATGTAGTGCTTGCTCTTTACTTAGGGTCTTCATTGTTCCACATCCACAGTAATAACGTTGGTAATAATAGTATTATTATAACACATATTATAGGTAAAAGCAAGCTCAAATAAACTCCTTGTTGAATTTGTTAACTCTTTTTTCTATATCTTTGATATAATCTGGTGTTTTTTCTATCAAATAGTATTTTCTACCCTCTAATATCGCAGCCTCACCAGTTGTACCTGTACCAGCAAAAGGGTCTAAAACTAGACCATCTTTAGGTGTTACCAATCTCACAAGATACTTTAATAATTCTAAAGGTTTTACAGTAGGGTGGTCTGTACCATCTTTTTCTTTTTTACTTGCTTTAGCACAATAAAAAAATCTTGACCAATCTTCTTCTAAACCATCATGTATAAGATTTGAAGGATATCTACCGTCTTTTGTTCTTTCATTTATTTCTTCAGCACTAATTTTTCTCATCTTAAAAGTGTCTGTTTCCATATAACCTTTTGTACCATCTGAACCTGTTTTGTGCCAACCACTTCTATCTTTTTCATCTTTATATGGTATTCTACACTCATCAATATTGTAAGGTTTGTTTACACCTTTTCTAGCAACTACAATTGGCTCATGTGCCGGTTTCAATTTGTTTTTACCTTTAGGAAATCCACTACCATAAACCCAATTAATCATATCAACAATTTCAAAACCTGCGTCTTCAATTGCTGTTGCCATTTTATGGTAATTTCTTGTAGCTGAAAATGCTAACAATACAGATTTAGGTTTTAGAGTTCTATATACTTGTTCCCAAAATTCTTTTGTAAAGGCAATATCTCCACCGTCCCATTCTTTACCCATAAAACCTTTTGATAATCTACCAAAAGAACCATCTTTACCCTCTTTGGCAGCCGGTCCTTTTGTAAATCTTTTTACAATAGATGTTAGATGATATGGTGGGTCTGTTACACACGAATCAAAAACATTATCATCTAGTGTTTTTAGATGTTCTAAACTGTCTGCATTAATAATAATATTATCCAAAGAAAGCCTCCAGTGTTGCTTGAGGTTCAGATTTCCAACCAATACTTTCTAGTATGAACCTCATTGGATCCAAAAATGTCTTGTCAAACTGAACATTATAATCAATATATTTTTCAAGACCAAATTCTGTAGGCAATGTAGTAATATAACTGATAACATCATTCTTAAATGGATTAGCAGGTATTAATTTTAGAAATTTAATCTTATCGCCTTCTTGTATAAAAGGATACTTTTGACCAAGACCTCTTCGTTCTAGTTCGTGATTATATATCAACGCACCTTTGACATGAATTGGTGTACCTTTAATAAACATCTGACTAGATGAACGATACTTCTTTAGATTGTTACAAGAACGAGGAAAAGAAATCTGTTCAGCAGACATAGTAAAAAATTCTTTCTTAAAGTTTGCGATATGTTTATGTAGGTCGCCTTCTTCTTTACCCATAATAATTTTAATCGCCTCTTTAATCTTATCTCTACATACTTGTGGTGTAGATGACTTAACTGCCTCAATACCCATAAGTTTAAGTTTAGGGTCTGCAAGTCTAACGCCCTCATCATCAAGTACGTTTAACATATATCTTTTCTTTGCAACCCATATACCTTTGTCGGCGATTACTTCTCGTTTCATAACCATGGCATTTCTATATGCCTTGGTATAACCAGCAAGTTCGTCAAAACATTTTTCAATAAAAGGTTCAATCTTATTGTCACAAACTTTACCAAGGAAATCTACAATCTCTTGTTTAGATTTACCTTTACAAGTTTTTTCTACAAGGTCATCAAATGTAACATAGATACTATCTGTATCAGAGGCAACAATTCTATCTTTAGTGTCGCCAAATATGTTATGTAAATATTGGTTTACGTTCTTCTCAATAAAACGAATAATATATTGGCCTGCTGTGGTAATACCACTCGCCTGTCTTACATCATAGTATCTAAAGTATTGGTTACCAACTGCACCATAAGCTGAGTTCAAGGCAATCTTTCTTGCCCACTGAATATTGTGACAACGTGAAATCTCTTTGACTAGTTCGGGGTCTTTAGTCTTTTGATATTCTGCTTTTGCTTTTAACATACGTTTCTTAAAGATAACACGTTCATTGTACATGGTCTCCATCATTTCAGGTAGAAAACCTTGAGCGTCTGTTTTAAACATGGCACCATTTGGTGTCATACAGTTACCATCTGGTATATCAATCTTCTCACCGTCTAACATACGATTAACATTGACTTGACCTGGATTATCACCAACGATTTTCTCTGGCGAAATATTGTACTGAATAATAATGTGTGGATATAGTGAGTTAATATCAAATGAAACAATCCATTTGTGTTGACCTAGAATTGGGTCTTTTACAAATGCACCCTCATACTTCTCATTTTTAGTATTCTCTTCTCTTGGTGGAATACAAATACCTTTTGTCAATAGATGATTTGCAATCAAGGTATCCCATACTCGCACTTGCGAATATATATCTGCATAGTTAACTTTTGATTCATAAGCAACAGTTAGACCTAGTTGAATAAGACCTAGTTTATCTTCTAAAGCGTCAACAATCTCAACGTCTTGTATGTTGTAATCAATAAATGATTGAAAGTCTTTTGTGTACCAATCTTTAAATGTATCATAACCCATGTCATCTTTACCACGACCAAGTTCTACCATACCAATATGGTCTAGTCTATAACTTTCTTGTCGTGTAGGAATAAACCAACGATATAAGTCAAGATAATCCAAGTTTGCAATACCAACAAGTTCATATGTTGTTTGTGGTCTACCATGTGTAACAACTTCGCCTTTGTTTACTAGTGACCAAGGAGACATTTTGTCTGCAACTTTACTACCTGCAATTGCTGTAATACGTGCCATTAAATATGGTACGTCAAAAAACTTTGTGTTCCAACCAGTGATAACATCTGGATGATTTTTAATCCAAAACTTCATAAACTCAAACATGAGTTCTTTTTCATGTTTACATTTTACATATGTTACATCTGTTCTATCTGTATGAAAATCACCAACACCCCATGTTAGAATCTGTTTGTTGTTTTGATTCTTAACTGTGATTGCGATTAGTTCTTCAATAGGATTTTCTACATCTGGAAAACCATTTTCACAAGTAGTTTCTATATCAAGTGTAAAGATTTTAATTAAGTCTTTATCCCATTCTAACTTTTCAGGATATTCATGGTTGATATATTGATAATGATATCTTTCTAAACCATAGATTGGTGAATTAGGTGTGGATATTTCTTTACGAAATTTACGTGCAGCTGATATACTAGAAAACTCTATAGGTTTTAGATTTCTACCGTCAAGTGTTTTGTACTGTGAATGTTCTTGTGATAAAGAATATAATGTAGGACCAAAATCTATTCTTTCTTTAAAATCTTTTCCGTCATGTATACCACGAATAAGAAGTTTACCTCTGTGTTCTATTACGTTTTTATAAAAGTTCATCTTTTCTCAATCTCACTGTTAGTCCATCATGTTTATCTGTCAACTGTATTTGACAACTCAAACGACTTGTCATTCTATCATAATCTGTTTCATATTCTAATAACTCTGTCTCTAAACTATTATACTCGGCAGGACCACATTTGGCAAGCGTCTCTACATGTACGTGACAGGTACCACAACTTTGATTACCACCACAATCAGCAGGTATTTCTGGAATATCTGCCTGTTTAGCCGCCTGCATTAAGGTTAGACCGGTTGGTACTTTGACTTCAATACGGTCTTTACCATTTCTGATAAAGAAAACTGAAATCATTAAAGCTTCGGTAAACTTGTTTCTGTAATTAGACCAGGTTTTTGACCTGTAATAATACTACTTGTGTTTTGTTGATACGATTTTAAAATATCGTCTTTTGGTTTGTAGATAGTAATAACTTTATCTTTATCTACCGTTATTGTTTTGTCGTGTGAGTATGGCATCCATGGTGTCATCATCAATTGTACAGGTTTTCCTGGTGATGATTGCATAGGAATAATAGCAAATGCGTCTTCGGCCGTAACCAGACCATCTTTCTCTTCAATCTTACCAATAACGTCTTCGCCAGTGGTTAGTCTCATAATCTTAATCATAATATCTCCTTAATTGTATCTCATTATACAACACTTTGACTAATTAGTCAATGCTGTATTTGGTTGTTATCACGTATTTTCTTTGTGGATTGACCATAACGTTTAGTCTTTTCATAAACTCACGGTCTAGTAAGATAGGTGTTCTATCTTCTCTATCATCAATAGTAAATTCTACATCTTCATAGAAACCACCAGCAAACTCTACGTTAAGTTTGACCACATATCTAGTTTCATCATAGTCTCTTAAACCACCTACTTTGATTTCTTCTTTACGAATGATATCACTTGTAATAGTTTTACCTAATAGAGACCACGTTATCTTATTACCATTAATTTTGTATTTGTCCGAGTGTATAACTGGCATGCCGGAATTACCCGTATCAAATTTTGATACAAGTTCGCCAAAAGGTTTTATGGTCAAAATTTCTTTAAAACCACACTCTGTTGGCACTGAATATCTATTTTCTGACTTAGCAAAATGTTTAATAACTTCTTTTGCAATATTCATTTTAGTAGCGTCTTCTATACCCTCTGTACCAGGAGAAGAGTTTACTTCCAAGAAGAATGGTGGTTTGTTTACTCTGTCTTTACTTGGTATAAAGTCAACAGCAGTCCAATATCCACCCACAGCTTTCGCAGCCTTTAGGCTCTCTTCTATTTCTAATTCTGTTAATTTAATATTTTGTGGTACAGAACCTTGTGATACGTTTGACCTGAAATCTCCCTCAATAACTGGTCTTTTCATAGCAGCTAATACTTTACCACCTAATACATGTACTCTAACATCATATTCTGTTTTAATATATTCTTGTACTAATAGGTCAGCGTCTTCATCTTGTTTGTGAATAAGTTGTACAATTGAATCTAAACCTTTTTCACTGTCAACAAATAATACACCAACACCTTTACTACCTCTTAATGTTTTCATAATCAAAGGAAATTTTATACCTGATTCGGCAACAATCTCATTTGATTTTTCGGGGTCATTAATTAGTTTAGTTTGTGGTTGTCTTAAACCATAATCTGCAAGTCTCAATGATGTTCTATACTTATCAGCACACATGTTAATTGTAGTTCTTGGATTAACTAGTGTTGCGTTTGCTCTTTCAAGGATAGAAACCATATCCAACCAACTATCTTTTCTAGTTACACTACCACGGATGACAGCAACTGTCATGGCACCTACTTCAAAACCTTTTTTATCATCTTTGTTATGAAATCTACGGATACCATCTTCGTATGTGGTATAACCACCAGTAAGTTTAAAAAGATAGAATGGATATTTTAACTTATCACATTCTTCTTTTAACCTATCGGCAGTATGAAATTCTTTTGCACCCTCTGGCTCATCTGTAATAATAAGCAGACGTAAAAAGTCTTTCTTGCCTTCTGTTAGATAATCTTTGAATGGTGCTACTTGCATTTACTGTGTATCTGTCCCTTCAGGTAACTTCTTACCTATATTATATTTAGCAGATAAGTTCCACTCATTTTTCTCTTTAAATGGTAAAACTTTAATCTGACTTAAAGGTGCTTTATCTTCTGTTTTCTTCTTGTCAGACACATCAATTAAGTTCCAGTCTTGCAATAGTAAAGCAATTGTGTTTCTTCTTTGAATATCGTTAGCAGTTAATGTACTCTTCTTACCATCCAAGGCAAATAGTTCCTTGAAATGTGTAATATAATACTTACCTTGTTTGTGTAAAATGTGGCAACTCTGAAATAAAGTTTTATCTTTACGACTTGCAACACCGATTCTTGTAAGGGTCTCTCTTACCTTTAGAAAGTCATCAGGTTGCTTTATTGTAACTTCAAGCATGTCATCCTGCGACCAATTTATTGTCTCTTCACTCATTTTTTTCTCCCACCTTTTCTTAGGCTCAGTTTAATATTATCAATCTGGTCGGAGGAAAGTAGAGATAGAGCTTCTTTTGCTTTTGCATTACTATAACCATAATACTCTTTTACGAGTTCTAAATCTTTTAACTTGGTCTGTGATAACCACTTCCCACCAAATCGCTTCTTTATTCTTATACTATTTATAAGATAGTGGAATTGCATACGTTTTGGTAGAAAATGTAAACCATTCATTTCATTGGAATGCATTATGGTATCATAAAACATGGACATACATCTATTAATAACGAAAGGTGCATACTTCTTTTCCCATGTTTCATCTGTGGTATCTAGTAGTGGTTCTTTTGTTTCATTTATCGCCTTTAAATAATCTTTCAATTCATACATAATTTAATCCTCATATCCAGGCAACACGGCCGTGGACTCTTTGTTCAACCAGTCCTTACAAGTAGCAGTTTTATCTTTATGACATGTGTAACACATGGTTTGCAAATTTGCTGGACTGTTATTATTTTTATTACCATCTTTGTGGTCAACTTGAAGAATAGAGGCACCCATTTTATTATCAGGTATAAAACAACGTTCACAATATGATTTTTTATATCTGGTATATTTACCAGACTTCATACCATACTTTTCATTGTGGTGTGATTCACATACAGGTCTGTAATAGTAGTGACCGTTTTTATCTTTGTTACCTGTGTTATGACCTAAATTGCCACAACCTATAACTTTACATACTGGTCTTGATATACTTCTCGCCAACATAACTCTCCACTATTTAAACTGACAATTTGCCATTATCTCTGTTAAACAGGCAACCATATTGATTTCCTGGTCAGCGACAAAGGCAGCCTTGTACTGATAACCTGCAATGATTAACACTGCTTGTGGTATGGTTTTAGGTTGACAACTCTCATATAACATTTCGTATATGGTAGTAAACAAAGAAGATGGTTCTTTGTCAAGGTTTTGTATAACCCATTTACGCATATCATTGAAACGTTTTTCTTTAAGAGTCTTTACGAGTTCTTTTGTAGAAGCTTCTTCTAAACTGAATAAGATACCAGTATCAATCTTACCACGTACTGAATATCTTTGTAATTCATTTATAGTTCTACGAAAATCTGGATAATGTTTTTGAATTAACTCTGATAAAACTTTCTTATCAAAACCAACATCTTCTTTGGTCAACAAGTCTTCCATACGTTTCATAAAAGCAGTAGCAGTTTTAACTTTCTGACCATTCTTAATGGCAAAGTCAATTACTGTACAACGACTATGTAGTGGTGGAATAATTTTACTACTGTAGTTACATGTAAATATAAATCTACAGTTGTTATGGAAAGTTTCTAGGAAATTACGTAAGGCAGGTTGTACCGAGTCGGCATTCATATAGTCTGCCTCATCAATAATAACTACTTTATGATTAGAGCCTTCTTCTAGTGACATTGTACTAGCAAAGTTCTTAATCTTATTACGTAACGTATCTATCTGACGGCCTTCATCTGAACCGTTAATAACAATATAGTCGGCACCAAGTTCATTACATAGTGCTTTTGCTACAGTTGTTTTACCAGTACCAGCAGTACCAGACAATAGTAAATTTGGTATTTCGCCTTGTTTAACGAATTGACTAAAGGTCTTTTTTAGTTCTTCCGTGAGGATACAATCCTCAATCTTTTGTGGACGGTACTTCTCCACCCATAAGTATTCTGACATAATATAAACTCCACTTTATTCATTAATTATCTATCTTTCGTCATTGTAAATTTATCTACAACTTCTACCTCAACGTCATAACCACCTTTTCTCATGGTCCATTCGTCAACGTGTCTATCGTAATCAATCTCATTGAGAAAGTCTGTTACTTTATCACTCAACTCTGCGTCATAATCTTCATGTTGATAATCAAGTAGACCTTTCTTAAAGGTTTCTAAATCACCAAACTCTGATATGATTTCATCTTTAGGTATTTCTTTATTGATGTAGTGAGTTGTTGAATGATATTCTCTTTGTTCTACAAGAATATTATCTGACATTTAAAACTCACTATCAGCTTCAAGAGCAATCCAATACTGAATTGGTTTATTCTTGTTTATGAAGTGTGATAGTTTCTGCTCTGAAATAGCAACGTCATAGTCATCACGAATCATCTTAAAGTTTTCTGTTTTAAAATAAGCCGTAAATGTCTTATCAGTTTCACCTACTTCAATTGCATAGTCATTGGAAGACGGAGTTTTCTTATCAGTAGCAACCATACTTAATGTTTTACCATCACCTTTTAAGGCAATATCAGGTAAGTTTAGAGTTGTACAACCTTTCATCAATCTTTCAAAGTCATCTTTTTTAAGATTGAATGTAACATACTTATCTGGCATGTTGATTGTTTTACTAGGTGCCACGATTACTGATTTATCTGCAAAGAAGTATTTAATAGATTGTCTGCCACCAGCGTCTTTAATAGTAAGATTTGTACCACCATTAAATGCGATTTTAGATTTATCAAATAATTCTACTGCTCTTAAAAATTCTGGCAAATCGTAGATACCGAATTCTTGCTCAAACGATTCAGAAATATTGGCAGTAGCCTGAATATTCTTCATAGTAGAAATCGTTTTGAGTTCACTGCCTGGGGATACCAGGATATTTGTATTAATATCTGCAAAGTTCTTTAAGATACTAATTGTGTCTGTACTTATGTTCATCATATAGTTCCTTTATCAATTAAAATGGAGCGGAAGGATTGTACTGCCCAATCTTCTCTTGGTTGGAAACCAAGTGTGTTACTTTTATACTACTTCCGCATTTATTCATAGTTACAATATACACTAAAGGCGTCCAAAAGGCAATGCTAGGACGCCTCTAGCAATAATTATTATTTAATGTTGATTGTTCTCGCCTTTCTATGGTCTGGAACGATTTTCTCTAAAGAAACAGTTAATAGTCCGTCTTTTAATTCGGCACCCTTAACCTCAACATCTTCTGCAATAGTAAAAGATTTAGTGAAGTTTCTTTTTGCAATGCCTTTGTGTAATACACCGTCATTGTCTTCCACTTCCTTTTCTTCTTTTGATTTTACAGATTCAATTTTAAGGACATTATCCTCATAGTTGATTGATACATCTTTTTTACTGTACCCAGCTAACGCCACCTGAATATCATATGTTAAAGAACCTGTCTTTACGATATTGTATGGGGGATAGTTATTCGCCGTCATGTGTGGTAGATGATGTGCCATTGTATCAAAATGGTCAAACATTTCATCAAAACCGACAGTGAATGGTCTTAATCCAGTAAAAATTGATTGAATTGCTTTGTGATTGGTCATATAGAACCTCCTTTTGTTAAGCAAAGTTTAAATTTGATACCTCTTATGAGCGTATCATAGTTATTTATATAGTCACTTATCTTCATATTTCAAGTGGTAGTTTTTCTTTTTTGTGTTTAAAACTACCAAAACATTAACACGCAGCTTAAGTTTGTCTATTTAAAGTGGATGAAACCAAGCGCTATCGCTAAAACGTACCACTATCCAGGTTCACTCTCGCTCTACTGAATACATTTGGGCCGAGGTAGGTCTCACCCTCGTTATACTAAGTTGTCTTACCAACCTTGTCACATTTGTGCTACAAAGACCAATGAGCCCGAATTAGGTGGTCGTTTTTTATAATAGAGAACGACCAAACTCCAACCTATCTTTGGCTTTACAAGCTCGGGCAAGGTTCTACCCCTCCACGCCGTAGGTCTTACGAGCTGCCTACTCACCATATTTATAATATAAATGCACAGGCGGGAATACTATAATTCTTGTTGTAATTTCTTCATCTTCTTCTTGTAATTCTTAATGCCTTCTTTTTTCTTCTCACGTTTAATTTCAGAGGGTTTTTTATAATGCTGTCGGTCACGTAATTCTTTTACAATTCCTTCTCGCATAACCTTTTTCTTCAATACACGCATGGCCTTTTCTAAATTACCATTTCTTACTTCTACAGTTATTGACAAAGTTGTCTCCTTTCCGTAAGTAAATGGGGGTCGGACACTACCCCGACCCCACAAGGACTTACACTATTGATAGATTTAGATAACGTCTTCGTCATCTGACTCACTATCATTGTCATCCATTTGAGACTTCATATCTGCCTGTCTCGCTTCTTCGCTTATCTGCTCAGCAGTAGCGCCAGCGTCAACTTTCTGATATAACTCACTAAATGAATTCTTTGTATCATCATCAAATCTATTAGTACAAACTTCAATAGCTTTCATTTTGTTATTGAAAATACCAAATGCTTGAACGATATGGACTAATCTTCTAGTTGAGATTATCTCATCAACGCCACCATCAAAATATGTTTTTCTGATTACGTCTGCCCATGTTACTAACTTTTTAGCAAAGTCATCATCTTTTTTACCAGCACTTTTAAGGCTGTTGATTAAGATTTTTTGCTCAATGTTAGCAGTTGGATACTTTTGTTCAAATGTAATAGGGAACCTTTCAAGGAACGCCTCATTAAGAACATTAGTACCGATAAACTTACCGTCATCACTACCTTGACCTTTAGTATTGGCAGTAGCGACCACGTTGAAACCATTTTTAGGTTTTACAAACTTGTTAATCTTTTTAACATAGACACCTGAACCTTCAAGTATCGGTTGTAAACACATAATCTTGTTAGAGGCAAGGTCAATTTCGTCAAGAAGCAATAATGCGCCTCTCTCCATCGCCTCAATAACAGGACCATTTTGCCAAACAGTTTGACCATCTTTAAGTCTGTAACCACCTAAAAGGTCATCTTCATCTGTTTCAATAGTAATGTTAACTCTAATCATTTCTTTTTTGGCTTCAGCACATGCTTGAGTTACACCAAATGTTTTACCATTACCAGACAAACCAGTAATGAAAACAGGATAGAACATATTAGACCTAACAATTGATTTTAAGTCTGGATAGTTACCGAAAGAAACGAAACTTGGATCCTTAGCAGGAACAATATTACCTGTTAAAGATGAAACTACGTAAGCAGCTTCTGTATTGATTGTTTCTTGTGGCAAAACTTTCTCGGCAGTACCGGAAGTCTTAGCAGAAGAACCATCTGTTTCAGTTGGTAACTGAAATAGGCCTTTGCCTACTTTAAAGTCTGTGTTTTTGATAAGCCATTGTGGTGCATATTTGCAACCAAACTTTTTATTGGCTTCTTTAAGTTGAGCAACAGTTAGTTCATTTGAACCAAATTTCTCAACGGCATAATCTACGAATTGTTGTTGTTTAGTGTTTAGCATAGTATAGTCCTTTTTTTTCATTAGTTATTTTCTTATTTTCAGTGGCTATCCTATCATAGTATTCTACGAAAGGCAAGCCCTTTTTTGCAATTATTTTTTTGTTACCTGGCAACAGGCCTAGAGTATCCATTATGCAACCTCCTGGATAAACTTGTTTAAAACAACTCTGGAAACCAATCGATTCGCCATTGATTTACCAAATGCTCTTTTGAATTCTGACGGTGTACCTTTTTTGATACTAACGTCATTCAAATCAAAATTCTCAACTCTCATCTTTTTGCCATCAAGTAAGAAATACTTTTTATAACCATTCTTATCTACAGCAATTGCTTTATCTTTATTCATTTGTTTTCTAGCAGCCGCTGTTTGCTTCTGCCTTTCATAATAATCTTTACCTTTCATGTATTGTTCAATATCCCATGCCTTAACTCTTTTAAGAATATAGAAACCAATAACATTAGTATCATACATTTTACCAATGTATCTTAACAAGGCAGCTGTCAAACTGTCACCAGAAGAATAACCACTCAATACAATCTTCTTTTTACCAACATTAAGAACAGCAGTTTTATCATAAGTTGATTCATAGTCATCACTATAAGAATCTTTATGTAGGTCTTTTTTAAGTTTTTTTCTAAATGAGTTAGCACCACCATCTGTAAGTGTGATAAATGTCATCTTCTCAATACCATATTTCTTTTTGAATTGTGGTATCAAATCTAAACAATATACAAGTGCTTCGTTAAGTGGTGTATTACCAAGGTTGTATTGTCTTGGAATACCATAACTATTGTATCTAGCCATTTGTAAATCATCATTCCAGTTCTTGTGATATACATAACTTGCATTGTAATAAAATGCCATATGGTACATGTACATCAACGCTTGGTCTAATTCTCTTTTATTCATTCTGTGACTTGCACAATTAACTAAATGGAAATCTTCCATCAACCAATCTTTATCTGTTTTATAAGAGAATGATTTTTCATAACCTGAATCTTCTCTTTGCCATTTTCTTTCACTAGTAAAGAAGTAAACTTCAAAAGGAATATTAACCTTTCTGATAAATTCTACTAGATTGATTAACTGTTCAACAGTATTCATTAGACTATCAGACATTGAACCTGACCAATCAAGTAACAACATCATACCATGGTTCTTACCGTCTGGTACAATAGTCAATCTTTTAAAGATATCATCTGAAAATTTGTAGTCTTTAAGTTTTAAAGGGTCAATAACACCAGTTTTATCTGTACTTGCTCTTTTGTAGGCAGTTGCAGCTTTCTTCATTTCAAATTCTTTAACAAGATACATAACAGTTTTTTTGTTATCGTTTTGAAATTTCTTATAAGCGTTACTCAACCACTTGTCATAAGCGGCTATGTCACTATGTTGTCTTTCTTTAGACTTTAGTTCTTGGAAATCTTTTAAGAATTGTTTGTAAGAGGTCATACCCTCTTTCATATTAGGTGAAGGCAGATTACCATATATAAAACCTTTTACTTTTTCATCAAGTAATTCTTCTGATTTTTTATCAAAACTTTCTTGTGTAACTGCTCTTAATAATTTTTTACCAACGTCACTACCACCAGCACCTGAACCATATTGAGTAGCTTCTTCTTTACCGTCATCATTTTCTTTGTCACCACTTTCAGGTTGCATAACAGATTTATCTGTAGTTTTTTCATCATCTGCTTTTTGGTCACCAAAATTATTGAAGTCATTTTTTTCATCTGCTTCATCATTGTTTTCTGGTGTTTCATCTGATTCGTCACCGTCATAATCATCATAGTCTTCTGATAAATCATAAGTCTTAGCAATAACATGTTCATCAAAATCAGGAAGTTTTTTCATTTCCTCAATTTGTTGTTTTTGCCAATTAAGTAATTCTTTAGCAACTTCAATTACATCTTCAAAAGTTTCAATAGCGTCAACTTTAATTAACCATGACATGTCTTCTTTTGTCCATGCAAAAGTAAGTCTGTTTAAAGACTTTGACCTCATATTGATTTTGTCAATCAACATCAAATCATTATTAATATTTTTACCAAACAGACCAAAAAAGTCTTGTTGTTCTAGGATATCAAAACCATTCATGTAGTTCTTAACTACACCAGGATATTTCGCTTGAATTAATTTGTCAATTCTGCAATCTTCAAGGACATTAACATACATTCTTAACTCTTTATCAGAGGCAATTTCTTCCCACGCTTTAAAAGGAGTATAAAGAGCATGGGCACATTCGTGAGCGATAAGCATATCATACACATCACCACTTTGTTGTTTAAAAATAGGTAAGGTAAGTATTCTGTTCTTTACGTCAAAAGAAGCAGTCTTTACTTTGTTATGTTGGATTACAATGTTTTCGGTAGCAATTAATTTTGCTAGATTAGATTTTGTTTCAAGTGATATCATAGTGTTATTAGTGTCCTTTTTCATTTTATAAGGCCATCCTACAGGAGTTTTTCACAAAAGGCAAGCTTTTCAGCTAAATTATTTTTGTTACCTGGTAAGGGTTACCGAACTTTCTAGCTATTTTTTCATATATTTTTTCTCTCAATGTCGCTTTCCTGACAAGTTTCACCATATTGTATCTCTACGATTCGCAAAGGATTGCCCGATTCGTTTACTAATTGGTGCCATTGGCCTACATTTATATGTAAATTATCGTAAACATTATATCTTCCTTGTAGTTCTACGTCTGTAGATACATTCAAAGTATATACGGATGCCTGTCCTTCTGAAATAAACCAATGCTCTGACCTTTTATCATGTCTTTGCATTGATAATGATTTGCCTGGTTCTACAGTTAATTCTTTGACCTTTACATTTTTCTTGTCACTGTTATGTAATACTCTATAACTACCCCATTCTCTTACTGTAATGTCATCTTTATAATCTTTAAGTATTTTACTTGAAGCATTTGTCTTCTCACCACCTACACCAAATTTAAACTCCATGTACATATCTTGGTGGTAATACTCATATTCTGGAATATTATATTGGTCTCTGTCACCACCATTTGCAAATACTATTTCGCAATTAGGACCATTATATTTTTTTACTTTATAGATTGCGTCAATGGCTGTGTTATCGTGGTCATCAAAATCAATTACGTGGTCTACACAACCTAGTGCTTCTACAATAGTTGACCTTTCTTTCCATGACATAAATGATTTACCTTTTTTTCTTTCTAACCATTCGTCACTATTAACACCAACAATAAGTTGGTCACCTAGTTTCTTTGCTTCTTTTAAATAGTTAATATGACCACTATGTAATGGGTCAAAACCACCTGTTGCAATGACTATCTTCATCTTTTGTCACCACTACCATGTAATGTGCCACGTTGCTGTCTACCAGCAAGTTTCTCTAAATTCTTTTTGACAATATCCTCTAAAGAAAAACCAAGGTCTTGTGCTAAACAGGCCACATACCACATCACGTCACCTAATTCATCAGCAGCTGCCTCTGCCTTTTCTCTATTAACTTGTTCTACTTGTATGCCTAAATTATCGTCTCTCATTAATTTCTTAATCTTATTGGCAACTTCGCCAGCCTCACCTGCTAGTCCCATTGCTGGATAAACAATCTTAATTTGTTTTGGATAGATTGCTGTCTTGTATGCTTTTAATTGGTAATCGTTAAAGTCCATGGTTATCTCCCTACCTGTGGTAAATATTTTGCTTTTGTTTCTTCCCATGTTAGATATATAATATCATCATAGAAATGTGTCTCTTTAGAAACACGGTCTTGTTTAGTTAGTGATTTAATTCTTTTACTTGCATATCTAGTTTTCCATAATGTAGTTAGATAATCTGTACTGTTATGGAAACTTCTCATTAAATCTTTCTCTTCACACTCTTCTCTTAAAAATTCTCTTGTGTTGGTGTATAGTTCGCCAAAGTAAATACCTCTAGCATGGTCTGACTTTTGTAATTTCTTATCAATGCCTAGTTTACTGTATGTAAATGACCTACTTCTATTTCTATGGTCTCTTTTGTGAGGTTGACCACTAGGTTTCTTTGCAACATACCACTCAAAGTATTTGTATGTGTGATTATGCATTAACCATTGTTGAATTAATGTATTGGTTGCCTTTTCAGGTTCAAACGAAACAGAACCAGCAGTCCAACCCATTTTCTTCCAGTGTCTTAATCTATCATATTGTGATAGTGGTATTTCTTTTGTCTTACCATATAAAGATGTAGTTGTAACACCAACTAACTTGTCACCATATTGTTTTTCCCATGTCTTCTCAACTGTATCTGATAAACATAGTAATGCTAATAATTTACCACCTACTAGATTATAACCAAGTGGTTGTATAGGTACAATCGTACTACCAATACAAGTATGATTAATCATCTTTTGTGTTTTTCTAGTTCTATCCCAACCAATGTATTCGTCTCTTGGTGTAAGGTCTAAAAAGTCACTACTCATACAGATAACACCTAGGTATTTCTGTGTGATTCTATCTCTAACTAAAAAGTTTAGATTTCTACCAATGTTACTATTGTTTTTCATAGTAGATAAGAAAGTTCTTAATGCATTCCATATCTCACTACCTTTGGCATTTGTGTGTGATTGTATTTCAGCACCATCTGTCCATATTAGTTCAGGTTCTAATTTTAGATATTCTTGTGGGTCGTCTGGTAACCAGAAATTATTTTTGACTTCTTGTATAACTGTGGCCTGTTCGGGACGTAGCATAGCAGGTTTATCATCAAAGAAACTATTTGTTTCTGCTGTGGGATATCTGTCTTTAACTTCTTGCCACTTCTGATACAATGTATATTCTTTTACATCCATAGCAGATACAAAGGTCAAATCTTTAATGATTGTCTCTTTTAATTTGTCTGTATCTGGATTGTAAACTTTAGATAAATCTGTATTGTCTTGCCAACTTTGCCATTGGTCGTCTATTGACATGTCTTTGTTCCAACTGTAACTCATAATATATCCATACTAACATAAAGTGCCTGAAAAGTCAATGCCTATTTGGCTGATGTCTTTGTCTGTGCTTGGTGTTTTCTCATTAAGTCTATCTGTTTCTTCGCTTTTTTCTCTGCCATCTGCAATTTCATTTTACTTGCATGTTCAGTAAACGTTCTACCTAACATATGTTCATACTCATGTTGGTAAACACGACTTAATAAACCATCTAGTGACGCCTCTTTTAGGTCACCTGATTCGTCTGTGTATTTTGCTACACATTTTCTAGGTCTTTTAATAGATAAGAAAATAAAAGGATAAGTTAAGCAACCCTCTTTCATCATAATCTCTTCATCACCTACTGACAATATCATAGGATTGAAACAGGCCATCTTTAGACCGTCTTCTACTTGTGGATGACCACCCATAACAAACATATTAAATGGTAAACCAACTTGGTTTGCTGATAGTCCTATGCCACCATATCTTGTCATGGTTTGAAACATAAACTCTGTTAAGTCTTGTCTATCTTTAAAACCATATTCTTCTAACATATCGTCATTGTATGGTGCAATGGCCGTTGTGACTCTAGGGTCTGTTGGTGGTATTAATGCTATTTTATCTCGTTCAATCATTGTGGTTCCTTCCAGAATATATTTAGTGTTAATCTTCCATTGTTGATATCTGTACCATGGTTGTGTATTGGCATGTGGTTATATCTACTTTCAAATATTAATGCTCTATTCTGAATAAACTTAACTCCTT